CGCACTTGAAAAGTATGATACTGCATTCCCTGGACAAAGTTATAAGCCAGATCATGTGCGTACAGAAAACTTTGATGGTAGCAGAGAAATCATGGCTTACTTTGATTGCGTTATTTGTCCAGATACAAAACGTTATCTCTCAGAAGATTACATGTTCTGTCAATGGATGCGTAAAGCAGGCGGTAAGGTTTGGTTGCTTCCATGGATTCGTTTGAAACATGCTGGTAGTTATATCTTTGGTGGTTCTTTGCAAGCACTTGCGGCCATCAATGCATCACCAACCGCCGATGCTACAGCAGTTAAAAGAAGTGTTACTGCACTCAAATGATCGACTATCGATATAATGAAGATAAGACTTTAGCGGAACTGAAGTCTTATATTGATGCAACATACGGGCAACATTACTCCCGTGATAAATTCCAAGCAACAGAATTCATCATCGATGGTGGACATGGTGAAGGATTCTGTATCGGGAACGTGCTGAAATATGCACAAAGGTATGGCAAGAAAGACGGGCGCAATCGTAAGGACTTGCTTAAAATTTTACACTATGCTATAATCATGCTACACGTACATGACTTGAATGAAGGAAAAGAAAATGAAATTAAGTGAATCAACAATCAACGTTCTAAAAAACTTTGCAACCATTAATGCTGGTATGCAATTTAAAGAAGGCTCTGTGGTGCGAACTATCTCCAAAGGACAGAACGTACTAGGCAAAGCAACAGTAACGGAAGCATTCGAAAAAGATTTTGTCATTTATGATTTGAATCGTTTCTTGTCTCTCTGTGGTTCTTTGACTGACCCTGAGATTGTTATCAATAGCGATAGCAATAATCTCACAATCAAATCTGGAACATCCAAGACAACATATGGTCTTGCAGATGAATCTATGATTGTTGCACCGCCAGCAAAAGAGATTAAAGTAGAAAATGCCGAAGTGAATTTTCGACTGACAAAAGATGACTTGAATCAAGTATTGAAGTTGTCTGGCATCTTAGGTCTTCCAAACATTGCAGTAACTGGTAATGGTTCAGAAATCTCTATATCTGCACTTGACGTTAAGAATGCAGACTCAGATGACTTCTCAATTAAAGTTGGTGAGACTTCAGCAAACTTCCGAATGATTTTCGTTACAGAAAATCTTAAGATGGTTCCCGGTACATATGATGTATCTATTTCGTCCAAAGGCATTTCACATTTCAAACATGCGACTGATGCAATTGAATATTGGATTGCTACTGAAGCCGGTTCTAAGTACGAAGGTTAATATTATGAGTAATGTGATTGTTCCGTCCTCTCCAGAGGACCGTAAAAAGATTCTGGATGCACTTGTAGAAATTTCAAATTCACTTACTCGCATTGAAGCGGAACGTGATTTGATTAAAGACATTCTTGTTTCGGTTGAAGATAAATTTGAGTTGCCTAAAAAGTACACTCGCAAACTTGCAAAGATTTATCACAAACAAAACTTCACCGAAGTCCAACAAGAGCAAGATGATGTTGAAACCCTTTATGAGAGTGTGGCTAAGTAACACTCAGTTTGCATTCTAACATGCAATGTGTTAGAATATATTTTTTATGTTATGATAAGGTGAACACATGCTACAAGATTTTTTGTGGGTCGAAAAGTATCGACCAAAAACTGTTGAAGATACAATTCTTCCAGCAGACCTAAAGGCAACATTCCAACAATTCGTTGACCAAAAGAATGTTCCCAATCTGATTCTTACGGGCGGTCCTGGCGTTGGTAAAACTACTATCGCCAAGGCTATGCTTGAAGAACTTGGATGTACTTATATTGTTATTAACGGATCGATGAATGGCAACATCGATACCTTGCGAAATGAAATTAAAAACTTTGCCTCAACCGTATCATTCTCAGGTGGTCGCAAATATGTTATTCTTGACGAGGCTGATTACCTCAATCCGCAATCTACTCAACCCGCATTACGAAACTTCATGGAAGAGTTTTCTGCTAATTGTGGTTTTATCCTTACTTGCAACTTTCTCAATCGTATCATCGCCCCTCTTCACAGCCGATGTTCTGTTGTACAGTTTAAGATAAACGCATCAGACAAGCCAAAACTTGCTGGTCGTTTTATGAAACGTATGACTGGCATTCTGCAAAAAGAAAACGTAGAGTATGAAGAGAAGGTTGTTGCTGAACTTATTATGAAACACTTTCCTGATTGGAGGCGTGTTCTCAATGAACTGCAACGTTACTCTGCTACAGGTAAGATTGATACTGGAATTCTTGCAAATATCTCAAGTGATAATTTCAAGTCATTAGTTGATAAACTGAAAGCAAAAGACTTCACAGGTATGCGTAAGTGGGTCGCAGAAAATTTAGACAACGAACCATCAGTACTATTCAAACGAATCTTTGATAACAGCAATGAATGCTTGAAGGCTGATTCTGTTCCACGTATGGTTCTATTGCTTGCCGACTATCAATACAAGTCTGCATTTGTCGTTGACCAAGAAATTAACTTTGTCGCTTTCTTGACAGAAGTGATGGTTGACTGTGAATTCAAATGACACCATTTGACTATCTAAACGCTATCAACCAATCAAAAGAAAACATGATGGTTGGTACTGACAATGATGACTTGGCAGAAAAATCATACAATGCGTACATCGTTAATAAAGGACTATCTTACTTTCCAGACACCGTACTCTATGCTAATGAGATGAATCTCCGTCATTTACTTGACAATAAACCTCAATTTCTCTATTTACTAAATACCATCAGGCCTAAAAAAAGGTTCAGCAAATGGTTTAAAAATGAAATAGTTGAGGACATTAATGTGATTTCAGAATATTTTGGCTATAGTTACGCTAAGGCTAAACAAGTACAGAATCTCATAACCTCCGATCAACTTAAAATCATGCGACAAAAATTAGAAAAAGGTGGCTTGAAGGCTAAGGAGAAAAAAAATGGCGGTGAACGTTGAAGACCTACTTGAGGTAAGATTAAAACAAGAAGACGATTTTTTAAAAGTAAAAGAAACACTAACCCGTATTGGAGTTGCATCCCGTAAGGATAAAACATTGTACCAATCGTGTCATATTTTACATAAAAAAGGTAAATATTATATTGTACATTTTAAAGAGTTGTTTGCATTAGATGGCAAACCAACTGACTTTGAAGAGAATGATTTAGCGAGAAGAAACACAATTGCGAAACTATTAGCCGAATGGGGACTAATTGAAATTGTTCCTAGGGCAACAAATGTTGAAGAGCCTGTAGCGCCATTGTCTCAAATCAAAATCATATCTTACAAAGAAAAAAATGACTGGCTCTTAACTGCTAAATATAATATCGGAAACAAAAAGAGGGAAGTAGAATAAAATGGAAGAATTAGTACAATCACTAAAAGTGTCTTTGGCGAATCACTATGCATTTTATTTGAAGGCACATTACTACCATTGGAACGTAACTGGTCCTAACTTTCCGCAGTATCACGAATTCTTAGAAAACATCTATACTGAAGTGTATGGTGTTGTGGATAAAATTGCAGAAGAGATTCGAACATTGAATGCATATGCACCAGGAAGTTTTAATCGCTTCATTCAGTTATCACAAATTCAAGGTGACGAATCTGTGCCACCAGCAGAAGTGATGATGCAGAGATTGTTAGACGATATTCAAGTTATGAACTCTAGCATTATGAGAGTATACGAACTTGCAGAACAAGAACGTTGCCATAACATAAGTAATTTTATGGCTGAACGTCAAGATGCATTTAATAAACATGCATGGATGATTAGGTCAACCTTAAAGGCTTGACAAACGTTGTATATTATGAGATAATGTTATCTCAAAACATAATTAGGAGATTCTATGAAATCCATGAAAGTATTGACAGCAGTAGCATTAACTACTCTCTCCCTAGTTGCCGTTGCGGCAGACAAACCAGCAGAAAAGAAACCCGCTGACAAACCTGCAACAACAGCATCAGCACCTGCCGCTAAAGCAGACTCAAAAGAGAAACCACGTCCCAAAGTGATTACTCCAAAAGAGAAAGCCGCAAAAAAAGCAGAGGCTGAATCAACCGCTAAGAAATAATTCTTAGTAAATTTTTTATCATTAATTGATGAGGTAT